GATAAAAATAAGTTAAAATATTTACATGCAACAACAGGTTCTTTAGGACAAGGATTAAGTATTGCAATTGGTCATTCATTAGCTTCTAAATTAAAGAAAATAAATAACAAGATTTTTTGTATAGTTGGAGATGGTGAACTTCAACAAGGACAAATTTGGGAAGCATTTATGTTAGCTCCTAAATATAAATTAAATAATCTTATTTGTATTATAGATTATAATAAAGGACAGGGAGATGGCCTTGTAAAAGATATATTGGATTTAAAAAATGTTTATGAAAAAATTAAATCTTTTGGATGGTATGTTATAAAAATTGGAACCGATTGTGAATGTGAATTAAAAGATGCATTAGATATTAAAACTAATAAGCCATTATGTATAATAGCTAATACTATTAAAGGAAAGGGCGTATCTTTTATGGAAGGAAATAATGTTTGGCATTCAAAGGCACCAACAGAAGAAGAATATAATAAAGCTAAAAAGGAACTAAATGAAAGCAACTAGAGATGGATTTGGAGATCAATTATTAGAATCTGCAAAAAGAAATAAAAAAATAATAGGATTAGGAGCAGATTTAGGAAAAGCTACCAGAATAGATAAATTTGCAGAAAAATATCCTAAAAGATTTTTTGAATGTGGCATAGCAGAAAATAATATGATTGGTATTGCTTCTGGTTTAGCAGCTGAAGGATTTAAACCTTTTATTACATCATTTTCTGCATTTCTAACTGGAAAATATGATACTATTCGTTGCTCTATTGCTTATTCAAATGAACCTGTAATAATTGTAGGTTCACATGGAGGATTAGCTATTGGAAGAGATGGTGTTACTCAAATGGGATTAGAAGATGTTGCTATTATGAGAGCACTTCCAAATATGACTATATTTAATCCAGGAAGTTATATTGAAGCAAGAGCAATAACAAAATATTTATGTGAAGAAAATTTAAAAGGCCCTCATTATTTAAGAATTGGAAGACAGCCGATTAAAGAAATATTTGATGAAAATTATTATAATTTTATTTTAGATAATGGCATATGTATCAAAAACGGCGATAAAGGTATTGTTTTTACAACTGGATGTATGTTACCAAATGTAATAGAAGCTACTAAAAAATTAAATGTTAGAGTAATACATTTTCCTGTTTTAAAACCTTTTCCTAAATACATAATTACACATTATGCAGAATATTATGATAAAATAATTACAGTTGAAGATCATTCAATAATTGGTGGATTAGGATCTATTGTTGCTGAAGTATTAGCAGAATCAGAATATTCTTCTAGATTATTAAGAATAGGATTACAGGATCAATTTCCTGAATCTGGTTCACCTGATGATTTATATGATAAATATGGATTAAGTATAGAAAAAATTAGAAAAAAAGTATCTGAATTTAGTAATTGAACTATTATGAAACTATTAATTTTATTTCCAAATGCAACAAATGTTGCATCTATATGTACAGCAGTACCTATATTAGCAGGTATTGCAAGAAGTAACAATTGGAAAACAGAATATTTTGATACGTACAATTATAAAAAATCTGAATCTGAAGATAAAAAAGATACAACGGGAGGATTTAAAGCTGGATTTGAAATAGAATTAAATCAAAAAGAATTTCATGAAATAATAATAGATTTGCAACATAAAATAGATACATTTAAACCAGATTTAATAGCTATTAGCGCATTATCACCAGAGTATGATTTTTTAATGAAGTTTTTTACAAATATAAAAATACCCTTATCAACAAAAACTATAATAGGCGGTATACATGCAACATTTTTACCGGGAGAAGTTCTTAAAACTAAATTATTTGATTTAATTATTTTAGGAGAAGGAGAAGAAACTTTTTCTGAAATATTACATAATATAGAAAATAATAATGATCTATCTAATATTAAAGGAACGTATTTTTTTAATAAAATAACTAATGAAATAATTCGTAATCCTAAAAGAATGTTATTATCTGCGGATACATTATGGAATATTAAAAATGATTTTTCTTTCTATAATGAAGAATATTTTTTAAGGCCTTTTGACGGAAAACAAATACGAAGAAATGAAATTGAAATTGGGAGAGGTTGTCCTTTTAATTGTTCTTATTGTGGAAATAGTGTTTTAAAAGAATTTAATAGAGGATTAGGAAAATATGTTAAAACAAGACCTATTAAATCTTCAATTGAACAAATGAAATTTTTAGTTGAAAAGTTTAAAATAGATATTTTTACGTTAACAGATGAATGTTTTTTATCTCATTCAAAGAAATGGCTTAAAGAATTTTTAGATGAATATAAGATGCATATCAATAAACCTTATCTTATGATGACAAGACCTGAAACTGTAACAAAAGAAAAAATAGAACTCTTATTAAGTTATAACATTCCTTTTCAAGCTAGTATAGGTGTAGAATCTGGTTCTGAAAGAATACTAGTAGAAGTATGTAATAGATCATGTACTCCTGATAAAGTTTTACGAGGATTTAAAATTTTAAATAAGTATAAAATAAGAACTAACGCATTTTTTATTATAGGATTTCCATATGAAACAAGAGAAGATACATTTAAAACTGTTGAACTATGTAGAAAGATAAAACCCTCTGTTGCTTCAGTTTCAATATTTCAACCATATCCAGGACAGAAATTAACTCAAGATTCTCTAAATAGTAATTTTATTAAAAAATATGTTATACCCGGATCTTTTGTAGATGATTCATTATTGAATATGCCAAAACCGTATTTATCTAATAAAGAAATAAAGAATCTTTGGAGAGTCTTTATGTTATATTCAATGTTACCAAAAAAATATTATAAAGAAATAGAAAAATGTGAATATGATTATGAAAATAATAAAGAATTATATAATAAACTATTAAAAATACGATGGAACAACTATGATTGGAGTGAGAAAAAAGGAGACATTAAATTAATATAAATTAAAAATATTATAAAGAAATGAAAAAAACAATATTTTTAGATATTGACGGGTGTATATTTAAACATAAAGGAAATTTATCAACACAAATATTAGAACCCGAAGAATTATTACCCGGAGTTTTAGAAAAAATAAATAAATGGGATGCTGATGGGCATAAAATAATTCTTGTTACAGGAAGAAAAGAATCTTTAAGAAGTTTTACAGAAAAACAATTATTAAAACACGGTATTTATTATGATGATTTAATTATGGGTGTTAATCGTGGAGAAAGAATAATTATAAACGATAAAAAACCAACAAATGATATGACAGTAGCCAGAGCAATTCAAATTCCAAGAAATGAAGGTTTAATAAATGTATATATTTAAAATGAAGAAAGATTTTAAAATATTATTATTATATCCGTCTGAAACATTATCAGGAATTGCGCCAAGTAATTTGGCTATTCTTTCTGCATGTTTAAAACAAGACGGGTTTTCTACAAAGTTATTTGATTGTGGTTTATATAGAAGTACTTCAACAATAACACAAGATACTGTACGTTCAAAATTAGGCCATGTTAAATTAACTAACATTGATGATCTAATTCAATGTAAAGAAACCGATATATATCAAGATTTCATTAAAATGATAGAAGAATATAAACCAGATTTAATAGGTATTACATTAATTGATAGTACTATAAGATATGGCTTATCTTTTATAGAAAAAATTAAAGATAAAAAAATACCAGTTATTGTTGGAGGTGTAGGACCAACATTTTTATATGAAAAAATTTTTAAAACAGATTTAGTAGATTATATTTGTATTGGAGAAGGAGAAGAAGCTATAGTAGAATTGTGTAATAAAATGTATAATAATGAAGATTGTACTAATATAAGGAATATTTATACAAGAGACAAAGATAAAAATATAATAAAAAATTCATTACGTTCATTTATAGATCTTAATAAATTACCAATACCCGATTTTTCTATATATGAAGATTCTAGAATTTATAGACCATTTATGGGAGAAGTAATGAGAATGATTCAAATAGATATAGATAGAGGATGTCCTTTTGCATGTACATATTGTGCAGCGCCAAGTTTAAGAGATAATTTTAAAAATTATCATTGTGGAATTTATTATAGAACTAAAGATATAGATAGAATATTTAAAGAAATTAAATTTTTAATTAAAGAATATAATTTAAATTTTGTTTGGATAAGTTCAGAAACATTTATGGCTCTTTCAGATAAGAAATTTAGAGAATTTGCCGAAAGATATAAAAAGGAAATTAATTTACCAATGTGGTGTCAAAGTAGATTAGATAAATTTACAGATGAAAAAACTCGATTATTATCAGAAATGAAATGTAAAAATATTTCTGTTGGATTAGAACATGGATCAGAAGAAATAAGAAAACAAATATTAAATAAACACATAACAAATGAAACAATTATAGATGCAGTTAAATTAATGAAAAAATATAACATCTTTCCAACATTTAATAATATGATAGGACTTCCAGATGAAACAAGAGAGAATATATTTGAAACTGTGGAATTAAATAGAAAACTTTCAAAAATTTTAAATAAAAAACATAATACAAATGTATTTACTTTTATACCTTTTTCCGGAACTAAATTAAGAAGAATAGCCATTGAAAAAGGATATATTGAAAAAAATGATGAAGTTCCTTTAAGTTGGTATACAGAAAGTACATTAACAATGCCATCTATTTCAAAAAAAGAATTAGCAGGATTAGAAAAAACTTTAACATTATATATTTTTTTACCAAAAAAATATTGGCCTGAAATTAAAATAGCAGAACAGAATAATGAAAAAGGACAACAAAAATTTAATGAATTAATGGAAATACTTAAAGAATATAAGTAATGTTATATCAAGAGAGAAAAAAAAGTATATTAACAAATGGAAAATTAGAAGAACTACATTCTATTAAAAAATTTCCTGTTTTTATAGGCGCAACAAAAAAACCTTTTAAAACTGACACGTTTTCAGATTTAACTTTTGATATTTGTAAAGAAACAGGAATTATTCAATTAAGAAATTTAATAGATCCAAATATTGTATATTCCGAATTTCATTCAGAAAGTTTAGGAAAAATTTGGGAAGATCATCATAATTTATTAGCTAAATTAATTTCAAAATATTCAGATAATAAAGCAATATTAGAAATAGGAGGCTCTGATTCACGTTTAGCATTAAAAACATTAAATATAAATAAAAAAATTAATAAATGGGATATTATTGAACCAAATATTAAAAATAGAATTAATCATAAAAAAATTTCATATATTGAAGATTTTTTTGATGTTAAAAAAATTAAATCAACATATAATTTAATCATTCATTCTCATGTTCTAGAACATGCATATGATCCACATATATTTTTAGATAATATAAAAAGTTGTATTGAAGATGGTGATTATCATATTTTTTCAGTACCAAATTTATATGAATCACTAAAAAATAAATATGTAAATACATTAAATTTTGAACATACATTATTTTTAACAGAAGAAATTATAGATTATCTTTTATCTTGTAAAAATTTTGAAATAGTTGAAAAAGAATATTATAAGAATCAAAGTATTTTCTATGTTACTAAAAAGAACAAATTGATAAAGCCTATTAAATTAAAAAATAATTATAAGAAATATAAAAAATTATATTTAAAATTTTTGAATTATTATTTAAATTTTGTAAAAAGAGCTAATAAAAAAATAGAAAAGCATAAAGGAGATATTTATTTATTTGGTGGACATGTATTTTCTCAATATCTAATAACCTTAGGATTAAATTATTCTAAAATTAAATATGTGTTAGATAATTCTAAACTTAAAAATGGAAAAAGATTATATGGATCTAAATTAATAATTAAATATCCCCAAGAAGTAAAGTTAGATGAAAATAGTTTAATTATACTTAAAGTAGGACAATATAGAGACGAGATTAAAACTAAGTTAATAAATATCAATAAAAATATTGGATTTATAGAATAATAAGATGATTGTAATATCGACTTATAACGGACAAGATTATTTACCTCATTTATTAAAAGATATTAAAGAATTTAATATATCAAATGACAAAATATGTATAGTAGATGACAAATCTACAGATATGCTATTTGTTAAGTATTTAGTTGATTTAAAAAAAGATGGATATAATATTTTATGTAATCCAGTAGTATCATATGAATTAGGAGCACTTAAATATGCTCATGATAATTTAAAAGATGATGTATGGTATTCAATGCAAGATAGCATAAGATTAAAATATAACATATTTGATGAAATAAGACCAAAATTGACAAATAAAAACATGTATACCTTTTTGACATTTGCTCCAGGAATATATGATAATATGGATGATCGTACATTTTTAACATTACATTATGGAACACTGCATTATTCAAAAGGTATATTTACAAATAGTATATTTGCTTTAGATGAAGTAATACAAAGGGTTAAAAATGATTGGTATATACCCAAAAATAAAATAGAAGCAGCGGGTTCAGAACGAGGAATAAGTGTTGTTTTTGAACGTCATGGCATTGAAATAAATAGTTTAGGCATATATGATCCTCCAAAAACTTCTGATCCAAATGGATATCCATTTTTTTATAAGATATATCGATAGAAATTAAAATAAAAAATATGAAAAAGTTAGTAGTAACAACAACTTATAATGGAAAAGATTTATTAAAAAATCTTATTTCAGATATTAACTCATTTGGAATTAAAAATGAAGAAATTTGTATAGTAGATAATAAATCAACAGATGAAGAACATTTAAAATATTTAGAAGAACTTAAAAACAATGACTATGTTGTTTTATATAATACATATGGAGGATTTAATATCGGCGGATATAAATATGCACTTGATAATTTAAAAGCAGATGTTTGGTTTTGTATGCAAGATAGTATAAGAATAAAACAAGATATTTTTTCATATATAATTCCAAAACTTACAGATAATAATGTATATACATTATTAACATTTCCTTCTGGATTATATGACGATCGTAATGATATAACATTTTTATCGATACACTATGGAACTTCAACATACTCAGCTGGTTGTTTTCCACATGCATATTTTGCTAAAGATAGTGTTTTACAGAAAGTTAAAAATGAATGGGTGATTCCTCGGAATAAAATAGAAGCGTGTGGAATGGAAAGGGGAGCTCCAGTAGTTTTTGATAAATATGGAATAAAAATACACGGGTTAGGAGTTTATGATCCACCAAAAACAGGAGATCCAAATGGATATCCATTCTTTTATAAAATTTATGGAGGAAGAGCACATTAATGAAATATTCAATAATCATACCTTCTAATAATTTCAAATTAGCAGAAAAAGCTAAAGAATGTTTAATAGGATTTCCTATTAAGATTTTTGATGGAACTAATTATCCTTCATATGCAAAATTAATTAATGATTGTATAATAGATGCTGATGAAGAAATAGTAATTATAGTTAATCATAAATTAAGACCTAATGCTATGCATATATATAAAATGATTGAATTAATACATAAGAAATATGGTTTAGTATGTATGAGAAATTTTCATTTCTATGGATTTAAAAAAGATTTAATAAGAAAAATAGGATTTTTTGATGAAAGATATATAGGTGGAGGGTGTGAAGATGCAGATTTAATAAGAAGATTAATAGAAAATAATATTGGATGGTATGATTCTGTAGAAGTTCCAGTATTAAGTATTCATTCTACATGGGATCAAACAAAGGCATATGATTTTTTCTATAAAAAATGGAAAGATGGAAAATTAGAAAGATTAATACCAGATGAAAAATATGATTATGATATAGGAGAATATAAAGGAGCAAATTTTTTAGGATTAGAACATACAATATTATCAAAAACTAATAGAGATTATTTTAATTCTATAGAATTTAAATTTAAATAATATGTTAGATTATATAAATACTAATACATTTAGAGATTTTGCTGATTTTAAAATAATATTTGAAGGAGATTTTTCAGATTCTATTTTACAACGAAACGCAATTATTTATTGTAAAACAGATAGAATTCCATATTTATTTCCTAAACTTGAATTATCTAATAGAAAATATATTTTAATTACACATGCTTCAGATTTTCCTATTAATGAACGTGTATTTAATCTTAGGCCTTCTTGTATCAAAAAATGGTATGCAGAAAATGCTACATTTAATCATCCTGATCTAATAACAATACCCATAGGTTTAACACCAAATAAAGGATATGACAAAACTATTTTAGATTTAAGTTGGTTTATAGATAATATAGAATTGCTAAGAAAAAATAAAAAAGATTTTGAAACATTATATTGCAATTGGACTACAAGAAATTATCCTTCTATAAGATCTCATGTTTTAGAAAAATTAGATAAAAATAATATAAGATATTTTTGGGATTTTAAATTTCCTAATAACATAGATCAATTAATTCAAGATAAAATAAAAGAAATTGAACAAGGAAAATCAACTAAAGAAGAATTAAATAAATTAGTAAGATATTATGAATATTGTGAAAATATGTCTAAACATAAATTTGTAGTTTCTCCTAGAGGTAATGGAGAAGATACACATAGAACATGGGAAGCTCTTTATATGGGTTGTTTCCCAATAGTATTAAAAAGTAATATATTTAATGAGTACAAAGACGATCTTCCTATTATACAAGTTAATGATTATTCTGAAGTTACATATGATTTATTACTTTCATATTTAAATAAAGAATATAATTATGAAAAATTGTATATGTCTTATTGGAAAAATAGAATAATAAAAGAATTTAAACAATTATAAATATATAAATAAATATAACAATTATGTATTGCGATAGTATAGAAGGAGCGTTTACATTTAAAGGATTTTATAACGCTATAATTAATAAATTTGATAACGGTATATTTGTAGAAATAGGCACGTATAAAGGAGCATCTATAATGTTCTTAGCAGAAAAGATTAAAGATTTAAATAAGAACATTAAACTATATGGCATTGATACATTTGAAGGTTCTATAGAACATCAAGAAGACCCGGAAGTAAAGGCTGGAAAATTATATGAAGTATATCTTAAAAATATAGATCCTTTAAAGGATTATATTATTACTATTAAAGGAAATAGTAAAGAAGTTTATAAACAATTTGAAGATGAAAGTATTGATTTTTTATTTATAGATGCTGATCATGCATATGAATCAGTTAAAAAAGATCTTGAATTATGGTTTCCAAAAATTAAAATTGGAGGTATAATCTCAGGTCATGACTATTTATGGATAGACGGAAGAGTTAAAAGAAGCGTAGATGAATTTTTTGCTCCACGTATTGTTAATAAAGGAGTTGGAGATGTTTGGTATATAACTAAAAAATAAAAATGATGATACCTATATTCGTATTAAATTTAGAAAGAGCAGAAGATAGAAAAAATTCCATGATTAAACAATTTATAAATCTTGGAATGAAAGAAAATAAAGATTATTTCTTCATTCCAGCGTATGATGGAATTAATATAACAAATTTTTCATTTAATGTTAACATAGGAATGGGATATGGTGCAGGTAGGAAATTTGAAAAAGGAGAAATCGCAATAATAATATCTCAACTTGCAGCTATAAAATTTGCGCAAATGTTAAATTTTGAAAACATTATTATAATAGAAGATGATGTAGTTTTATGTGAAGATTGGAATAAAAGATTAGAAACATTATTTAGCTTATTACCTAATGATTGGGAACACGTATATTTAAGTGGTCATAGTGATTATGTTAAATTTAATAGATGTGAAGTACCTACAATTATTCCTTCCCCAAAAATGGTTGGTGCATTTAGTTATATGTTAAATAAAAGAGCGTATGCTCGAATTTCTAAATTTTGCATGTCATTTTTAACTACATATGATGATATGATTATGCATATGATTGATCAAAATAAATTAAATAGTTATGCTTATTTTCCTTTTATGAGTTTTCATGATGCAAATAATTCATTTGTATGGGATGAATCTGGAAAACAAGTTGGCCATCTTACAAGTAAAGATAAAATTCACAGTTCTTATTATTTCTTTAAATCTAAAATATAATGAAACTATTAGCATTAATATTAACGTCAAAAAATAATCCACATTATGAAGTATTTAATGAAGGAGTAATGAAAACTTGGGCATCTAAAAGTTATAAAAATATAAATATACTTCCGTATTTTGGAAGATCTGGAAAAACAACAGAAATAGTAAATAACGTATTATACGTTAATGCACCGGATAATTTTTTAACATTAAAAACATTATTAGCATTTGAATACGCTTTAAATAATATAGAATTTGATTTTTTAATTAGGCCTAATGTAAGCACATATGTAAGAATTAAAAAATTATATGATTATTTATATAAAAAACCAAAAAATAATTATTATGCAGGACCATTATTAAATATAGATGGCGTTAAATATCCTTCCGGAACATTAATGATGTTTTCAAAAGATATTATTAAAAAAATTGTAGATGGAAAATCTATTATTAATGAAAATCAATATGCAGATGATTGGTGCATAGGAAAATATTTACAAGATCAAAAAATTAAAATGTCAGAAGATATACAACATTATAGTTTAATTGATCATTGGCCTGAAGAAAAATTAATAAATAAAATGTTTAATACTCCTAAAGAAGAATTTGAAAAATATATGACATTTAGATGTAAAACAGAAGTTCCGCCCGATCCTATTCTTAGGTCTGTAATGAAAAGAAATGATCCCCTTAAGATGAAATATTTACATAAATTTTTTAAAGATGAATAATGAAATATACATATGGCATCATTTAGGATTAGGTGATCATATTACATGTAATGCTATAGTTAGAAATTATGCTAAAATGTATGACAAGGTTTATCTATTTGTAAAATATAGAAATTTAGATAATGTAAAATATTTATATAGAGATTTAAATAATATAGAATTTATATATGGAAAAGGGGAACAAGATGAATTTGTTCATTTCTATTTAATGACTCATCCAAATATTAATTTACTAAAATTATGGTTATCAAATGAAAAAATAATCGAAAGCGGATTAAAGTTTGATGAGCTATTTTATAAAGAAGCAAATATTCCATTTTCAAAAAAAATGGAAGATTGTTTTATTTTAAGAGATGAAAAAATAGAAGAACAAGTTTGTAAAACTTTAAATCCTAAAAATGAACCTTATATTTTTGTTCATCATGATACTGATAGAGATCATAAGATAGATTTCTCTCATTTTAAAAATAAAAGTTTAAAAGTAATAGAATCAAATTTTAAATTAGAAGAAGAAAAAGACTTTTTAATATTTCATTATTTAAAACTAATAGAAAATGCAGCAGAAATACACGTAATGGAAAGTTCTTTTTCTGTAATGATAGATGTTTTTATAGAAAACCATAATGATGCATATCTTCATAAATACGTAAGAAATATTGATTCTATTAGAAGACCATACTGGAAAATAATTAATTAAAAAATATACTAATGATTAAACATATTAACAATAGTTTTGAAAAGGCAGAAAAAGACATTTCTAAATTAGATCCTGAGATATTATCTATTGAAGGATTGACAGGAAATAAAATTAAACACATGCTAAATAATATAATTGATTTTTCGGGTGCAAATCATCTAGAAATTGGAGTTAACAAGGGTGCCACATTAACAGCATCGCTATACAAAAATAAGCCGAATGTTAGTTATGCAATAGAAATAAATACTAAATATAATGAATTATTAAGTAATTTAAAAACAAAATTTAATTTAAACTATACATATTTAAATGAAGATTGTTTTGATTTAGACTTATCAAAAATTAAAGAAAAAATAAATGTTTATTTTTTTGACGCAGAACATAGATATGAAGATCATTATAAATCTTTAGAATATTATTACCCTATATTGGATGATGAATTTATTTTTATTGTAGATGATTGGGCAGTAGAAACAGACCCATATTATAAAAATTGGAAACAAGTGTCAATCGCAACACTTGATGCGATTAAAGATCTTAACTTAAAAATAACCTACCAAATCACTAGGCCAAGATCTCCAGGATGGCATCAAGGAATATGGGTATCATTATTAAAAAAATAGTTAATATGAAAATAGAAGTACCAATATCATTAGGAGAATTATATGATAAAATATCAATTCTTGAAATAAAAAGGGAAAATATAAGAGACGAACAAAAATTAATTCATGTTAATAAAGAACTAGAGTTATTAAAAGAAATATCTAATATTTATCCTATTGAGCCAGATCTTTATATACGTTTAAAACGAGTAAATCTCCATTTATGGCAAATAGAAGATAATATACGAATGAGAGAAAAAGAACAAAGGTTTGATGACTATTTTATTCATTTTGCCAGATCGGTTTATAAGACAAATGATGAAAGAAGCGAAATTAAAAGAGAAATTAATGAACAATATGATAGTGATATCGTTGAAGTAAAATCATATGAAAAATACTAAATTAAATAATCTTGTTATTGGAAATACGTCGCAATTAGCACATTATTTTCCTAATGAATATGAAAAAATATCATCTAGAAATATAAATTTTGATGATTATAAAAATAAATTTTACGATAGAATATTTTTATGTTTTGCAGAACAAAGAACATTTTTAGGAAATGATACTAAGTTATTTTTTGACATTAATGTTGATTATACAACAGATTTTATTAGTTATTTTAAGAAGAAATGTAATAAAATAATTGTATATGGTACAGCAGAACTATGGAATAATTATGAAGGGCCTATATCAATAGATGATAAATATAATTATAATATTACATCTTATATTGCATCGAAATCGGAATTGTGTAATCAGATTAATAATTATAGAGAAAACAATTTATTAAATAATTGTATTGTTATTCATCCATTTAATTTTAATTCAACCTATCGTAAAGATGGATTTCTTTTTTCAAAGATTTTTGATTCCATAATTAATGAAAAGAAAATAGAAATTGGTGACACTTATTTTTATAGAGACTTAGTTCATCCAAAATATGTTGTTGAAAGATCTATTGAAGCAGAAAAAGATGAAATTGTAGGTTCTGGAAGACTAATACATGTAAATGATTTTATTAGAGATTTATATCATTTTAATTTTTTAGATTATGATGATTATGTAACTGAAAATTACGATCATAATTTAAGTAATAAACGAAAAATATATTATTTAAAAAGTACTAAATGTAATTACGATTATCAAATGTTATTATCTGATACTATAAAAGATATACATAATGCAAGAATACAAAATAAAACTAGTTAATGATACAATAACACAGGATGATGTTAAAAAATTATCTGAATGGTTATTAACAAATCCAAGATTAACAAAAGGAGAAAAAACTGTAGAATTTGAAAATTTTTGGTCTAAATGGCAAGAAAGAAAACATACAGTATTCATGAATTCTGGCTCTTCTGCTAATTTAGCTATGATATATGCGTTAATGTTATCAGGGAGATTAAAGAATAAAAAAATTATAGTTCCAGCTGTTTCATGGGTTACTACAGTTTCACCTGTTATTCAATTAGGATTAGAACCTATTATGTGTGATGCAGATCGTCATACTCTTGGATTAGATATTGATCATTTAAAAGCTCTTATAAAATTAGAAAAACCTGCAGTAATAATTCTTGTTCATGTTCTTGGTTTTCCGAATAAAATGAAAGAAATTCAAGAATTATGTAAAGAGAATAATATTATATTGCTTGAGGATTCATGTGAAAGTATGGGTTCTATGTATGATGGAATTAAAACAGGAAATTTTGGTCTTATGAGTTCATTTTCAACATACTTTGGCCATCATTTCTCGACCATAGAGGGAGGCATGGTGAATACTGATGATGAAGAATTATACCATATATTACTGTCTATTCGAAGTCACGGGTGGGATCGAGATTTACCCGAGAAGGAACGTAGACGCTTAAGAGAAGAAGAAGGTGTCTCAGAATTTCGTGCACTATATACATTTTATTATCCAGGATTTAATTTAAGATCTACAGATTTACAGGCATTTATTGGCATAGAACAATTAAAGAGATTAAATGAAATTGTTAAAATAAGAAATAAAAATTTCAAATTATATGATTCATTAGTTGATGAAAAATACTATTGGAAAATTAGAGAACGTGATAATACTTTCGTTTCAAATTTTGCATATCCTATAATAATGAGATATTCAGAGTTATGGAAAAATGACCAAAAATTTAATGAATTAATAACAAAATTACAAAATAATGGAGTTGAAATACGTCCCCTTGTTTGTGGGTCTATTGGAGAACAACCATTTTGGAAAAAAATGTATAAAAGACAACATACTCCATTTGCAACCATGGTTCATAATAATGGATTATATCTTCCAAATAATCCTCAAATTAAAGAAGAAGAAATTGAATTTATTTGTAATATAATTAATAAAATATAAAAATAATGAAAAAATACTATAGTCAAGCAGGGCAAGATAAATGGGAAGAGGAATTTTTTAATGGAAAAAGAAGGGGCTATTTTATAGAAATTAGGGTATGACGGAATAACCTTTAGTAACACTTATAAATTAGAAAAAGAATTAAATAAAAAATATTAATAAAATGGAATTTAAAAGTCAACATAAACAAGATGAATTTATAATAAATTATTTTAAAGGTAAAAAAAATGGTATATTTATAGATGTAGGTGCACATGATGGAATAACACTTTCAAATACATATGTATTAGAAAAATACTATGGATGGAGTGGAATATGTATAGAACCTATTGATTATGAATATGAAAAATTAGTAGAATGTAGAAATTGTGTAACATATAATTGTGCTTGTTATGACAAAAATGGAACTGAAAAATTTACATTAGTAGAATATGATGGATATCCTGATATGTTAAGTGGAATATCAAGAGAAATTACATTTAAAGCTATGAACGATATTCTATCAGAAGGAACAAGAATGGGTGCAAAATTAAAAATAATAGAAGTTGAAACACGTATATTAAATGAATTACTTGAAGAATGTGGATTATATGATATAGATTTTATGTCAATAGATACTGAAGGTTCAGAACTTAAAATATTAGAAAGTATAAATTATAATAAATTTAATATACATGTTCTTATATTTGAAAATGGAAATAATATTTCTGAAACTAGAGATTTTATAAAAACGAAAAATTTTTATTTTTATAAAAAATTAGGATGCGATGATGTTTATATAAATAATAAATTTAAAGAATGAAAAAGATAATTAGTTTTGCTATATGGGGGTCAAATCCTAAATATGCTGATGCAGCTATACTAAATGCAAAATTACAGCCTGAAATTTATCCTGAATGGACATGTAGATTTTATGTAGATGATACAGTTCCAGAACATATTACTAATGAATTAAAAGATTTGAAATCAGAAGTTGTTATAATGCCTCGTTCTGATGGCAATTATGGGTTATTTTGGAGATTTGAACCATTAAAAGATACATCTGTAGAAAGATTTATAGTTAGAGATGCAGATTCTAGATTAAATGTTAGAGAAGCAGCTGCTGTAAAAGAATGGGAAGAATCTGGAAAAGAATTTCATATAATGAGAGATAATCCACAGCATAATGCATATATTTGTGGTGGTATGTGGGGTGCAACATCAGAATTTATTAAAAAATATGCAGCATATTATGACAGAGATAGAAATAATTTCATTTCTACACTAACATTTTTTGAACTAAATAAACCACGTGGAAAATATTTTAATACTGATCAACCATTTTTATGGAGATGTGTATGGCCTAGAATTATCAATTCTCATATAGCTCATATTAAAGATTTACCGCAATTAAGATTTACAGGACGAGAAAAGTTATTTCCTATTGAAAATCCAGATGGAATGTTTGTCGGAGAACCTATTGATTAATTAAAATAAAAATATTTCTTTAAAATAACAAAAAAAGAGGAACTTTTAGTTCCTCTTTTGTCTTATCTAACTTAATCCTAAGATTAAATTACTGATCCACTATTAGTTTCGAACCAAAGTGTCATATACTGAGTTTGTGGGTGGAATCCAGCATCTACAAGAGCGTATCTTGTTTTGATGATAACTTTAGGAGCACCAGTTCCTTCAGTAATGAGTTTAACAGATTCAGCCATTAAGTATGGACAGAATACTGTTCCGGGTTCGTCAGCTGCACCTTTACGTCCTACAAGAACTCTTGTATCACTATAAAGCATATTAGGATCTACATAAAGTGTCATACCTGCAATAGTTCCTAATGGATAAAGTGATCCGTTAGATTGAGTAAATGTGTTAGTAATTGGTGAAAATGTGTAACCACTGTTAGCTTGAAGAGCTGTAGCAATTTTAAGGTTAGTAACTATAAAGTTAGCAGGACCTCTTCTACCTCTCTGCATTACAACATTACCAGCAGAAAGAATATTAGCCATAATTCTCTTAATGATAGTGTCTTGATTCTCAAATGTAGCACCAACTACTGATGCATAACTTGCAAATCCAGGAATTGTCATTGAACCGGTTGTTGATGTACCAGCTGAATTAATATAAGCAAATGCTGTTGATGTTAAACTACCAGTTGAAGTACAGTTCATGTTAAGATTAATACTCTCAACACTATTAGCATCAATGTGATTTCTCCAACCATGCGCAAACAATCTTGAAAGAATATGTTTGTTAATTGATTGTGAAATTTCATTAATACCTGCATTTTCAACCATTGCAATAACGTCGATACCCCATTGCTTATTAAGGTCTTGGATTTGTTCCTGAGTTACAGAAACAGATACCTGATATGTTCCAACTGCTACGAAGCGTGTGAATACTTGTAAACCAAGTGCTCTTGGATATACCATTTCACCAACTCCTCTTTCCATTGGTTCATAAAGAGTAGTACCTGATACAAATGTACCTTCCCAGTTATCTGCATCATTTTCACCAGCACCAGCAAAACCTTGAACTTGATCTTCAAGAGTTGATACAAGTGTAGGATAGTTAGATGTACTTCCACCAGTTGATCCAGTTACAATATAAGTTGAACCGTCAAAGATGTCAGCCAAATTATCATTAGTACATCCTGTGAATGTACCAGTTTTGAAAATTGGGAATCCATCAATTCTTGATTTTCCAACATATGTACCTGTCATATAAGCAGAACCAGCTGATGTGTCAGCTGCATAGAAAGTAACAGATGTTCCTGTAGAAAAAGCTGCAACAACAGCAGAAGCATCAGCTGAAGTTAAATTAACTTTAAATACTAATGGATCATCAGTAAGTGCATTTGATGTTGTTGAGCCAACTGTTCCAGGATCACCTGATGTATATTCAGGAATTAATCCGTAAGGTTGTTTACCACCAGCATATACATAATCAAGATATGATATAACACCAGTTGGACCTGGCATAGGAACTACATTAACAAGGTCGAAACCTATTGTTCTTGCAGCTACCTGAAGTGCCATAGGAAGAAGTGCAGGCCATTTGTCACCTGAACCTTTTGCTGCAGCTGCTGCTTGTTGAGCACCAGTTGTACCAGGTGTAGTAGCAGATTGAACGTTACCAACACCAGGAACGTTATAAATAGTTGAATATGGATATGATACTCCACCTAATTCAGCTTCATTTAACGCGTGATAATGTGCATATTTTGAAATCCATGAAAGTCTATCTTTATCTTTAAGACCAGTAACAGATTCAATCATTGGAGACCATTTTTGCACAATTTGTTGTTCGTTTATTTGTTTCATTTTAAATTAAATTATTTTTATTTTCTTTAATTATTTATTTTTTAATAATTTTTTAATTTTGATACTTAATGCATTAATAACTATACTTTTTCATAGCATTTCCTATTGATGCAACAAAGCTATCTAATTTTTGTTCTGATTCTTCTGTTGTTTTAGCAGTAACAGATTCATTAAGAGTTATAATAGGTTTTGTAATTACACCACTAGTTTCCCAAAAATTATCAATTTGATACTGTGTGTTAAGTGTAAAGAATTCTGCTTTTGCCTTGATATTTTCTTGAACTTTTTCTGGAGCTTTTTCATAAGCTTCTTTATAAGCTTTAGGAGCAAGTTTTAACCATAGAGGTTCGTCAACTTTATCAGATACAAGAGCATCTTCCCATAATTTAACAATAACTTTAGAATCAGTTGTTGGAACTTTCGAAATTTCTCCTGCTACCTTTTGTTTATCGGATGCATCTAATCCAGCAAATCTTTTTCTGTCACTTTCACTTAATAATTCAGTAAAAGGATATTCAGCTTTAATCTTTTCATCAAGACTTCTTTCTTTTTCTAAAGTTGAAATAATAGATTCAAGCTTACTATCAAGATTTGACTTTCTAGATTTAATTTCTTCGGTCTTATTTAAGTTTTCCTTGAGTGTACCTTCTGGTTTAACATCAAGTTTTAATTTTTGATCTTTTACATGTTTTGCAGTAGGTCCATTAGCATCACTTGATTTTGTGTATTGCTGTGACTTATGCTTTTTAAGATCACTTTTTAAATTTTTAGGATCGTTATCTATACCTCCATCTTTTGAAATAGAAGCGCCAGCCTTATTAGGATCCATTTGTAGTTTATCATCTCCTACAGGAACTTTTTCTTTAGAAACTTTAACATTTCTAATTTTAGAAATAATAGATCCATGTTCATCAGCATCTACAGATGTGTTTTTAGAACTGAGATCATCTGTTTTAACGTTTCCTACTTTATCAACTGTATCGATAACCATAATTCCTTTTAATTGTGCCTCATTAAGAGGTTCTTTTGTAATTGAGTGAGTTTTTAACATTTCATCAATCTTTTCTTTTAATTCAGGATCATTTTCGGATTCAGCAATTAACTCAACGTATTCCATAAGTTTCATTGCGTCCTCTTTAGATATAGCTCTTCCGAACATATCTTCTGTCCAATTAACAGAACGATTAAGATTTTTAGCAATCGACGACGTCCATTCATGCATTCCATTAAGTGCTTTAGCATTTTCGCTAACCCAATCATGCATATCATTAATAGCTTTAGCTTTTTCAGTACCCCACTCATTAAGAGCATTTACGCCTTTAGCTACGTGAGTCGTCCATTCGTTGATTCCATTAAGCATTTTTGCATTATGATCAACAGTTTCTCCGATTGCATTAGTGACCTCTGCAATCTCTCCTGTCCAATCTTGAGTAGCATTAAGAGTTTTTGCATTATGATCAACTGTATTTACAATCTTCTTAGTTAGTTTATAATGTTTGTTGCTTTTTTCTGCTAACGCATCAGCATATGCAGCAACTTCATTCACTGCCTTAGCGATATCTGATTGCCAGTTCAATGCATCTTCTTGAATCTTACGTATTTTTTCAATATACGTTTTAATTGTAGAAAGATTGTTAGTGTCTCCACTATTTTCTATTTGATCCAGTCTCTCATTAATGGCGCTAAGTTCTTTTTTGAATAATTCTGTCCATTGCTGAACAGTTTCTTCATTCATAACTTCTGGTTTTGTTTCTGCCATTTGTTTACTTTCGTTATTTTTAGATTTTTCGTACAACGTATCTCTTACTTTTTGAGCTTCTTCCTGAGCTTTCAAAACTTCAGGTTTAAAATTAAGCTGAGGAAATTTGTCTGTTAAGTCAATAATAGAGATGTTTTCGTTTATAACACCGAATTGTGAATTAAGACTATGCTCTTGACGTGAATGTGAAGATTCGTTAAGTTGCTGAATCATTTTATTAATTTCAGCTTGTCGAGGATTAACGCTTTCATTAACTTTATGTAATTGAGCAGATTCAAAACCTGGTTTGGCAACCAAGTCATAAGTATAAATCTGCTGTATTGCAACTGTTTTATCTTCGTTAACCGTACCTGCGGCTCTTGAAGATATTGAAAGCGGAACGCCTGCTTCAAGTAATGATTTAGCAATCTGCCCCTTTGGTGTACCTTCTAAAATCTCAATACGACCCAAAATTTGTCTTTTTTCTGAGTCGTACCATAATTCATTAACTCTATGAGAAACACTACCTAATGCAACTTCAAATCTTTCTGGATGATCAAGTTCACCAAGTAAGTTTCCATTATCAATGTCTTTTTTAAGATACTCTAAATGAGGAAGATATTCCTTTTCTTCATAAATACGTCCATTGCGGTTTTCAATTCCAAACTCGGCAAAAACACCCTCTAACATCGTTTTTCCGTTGCGGGTGATTTTTTGTAGATTTTGAGAAGAACGCTCAAGAATCAATAAATTTTTACCTGCCATAGTTTTAAATTGTTTTTTTTAGTTACTTTTTAATTTGATTTTTTTAGACTAGATGACATATCTATTCTATATAATTATATATAAATAACTAAAATTATTTAAAAATATGGTTAATGCATTAACAAAATGTTAATTTTATGTTCTAAAAAGATATAGATGAATACTTTATTAAGAGATAATATATTATGTTATATTATGATGTTAATAATATAACATGATATTCTTTTTAATTAATAACACAAAAAGAGAACAGAAATGTTCTCTTTAAGTTTTTAATAAATTTAGCCTTTTATAATTCTATTTTTAATGGAATTATGGTTTTAGTTTTTTCATCATGTGTATCAATAAAATATAATAAATCATTATCATTATTTATTATGTCAAAACATGGAATACGTGTATGTCCCACTATTTGATCTATTCCTTTAAAAGGATCGTTAATTAATTCAGATTTATCTGCCCACAATATACTTCCAGATTTACTCATTCCTCCACGTGTTAATCCTACTGTCCACATTAAACTTACTTGATCTTTTAAATAATTAAGCATTTCATGAATAGGTATTTTTGAATATCTTTGTTTCTTATATAAATCTTCATATAATGGGTGAGACACATCAGATATTTTTTTAACTATATTATTATAAAAATAATTTGTTAGCCCTGCGTGTGTTAAGAGTGTATACTTATCTTTTCCCTGATATCCCCACGCAACTTCAAAAAGATCTCTATTATCTTCAAAAAGTCCTCTATAATCATGCTGCATATAAGGATTATATCCTGTTATTGCGGATTTTCTATATATGTATGCATAATCATGATTTCCTAAAAGAAGAGTAACTTTATCTGAATATATCTTTTTAAATTCAATAATATCTTTCAAATTCTCAAAAATTGTCCATCCATCTTCTATATAGCTATCTACGTAATCTCCTAAAAACACAACATGAGTATTACTTATAACTGCATCAGCTGCTGATTTTTTCCATTTATCTATTCCATGAACATCTGGTATTATTAATAATTTTTTCATTAATTACAAAGTTCTGCTTTTATTATTTTTAGGCTTTCTGTTATATTTTTAATATTTTCTTCAATAATTTTCATCTCTGAATTAAAAATTGTTAATTTATCTGTAATCTCATATAAATAACTTTCATTTATTACACGTTCATCAAGTTCATCACACAATTCATCAAATTTCTTTTTAATTTCCATATGTCTTTTTTTAAGAAATTTAAGTCTCTCTTTAAATCCATTAAAAAGAACCAACTGTGCTGTTCTTTCAAAACTATTTGGTTTCATACTTTGTTTCCACCTTCTTCTTTTTTATATTCTCTAAATCTTTATAGATTTTCATTTTATCTTCTGGATCTATTTTATCAATATAAAGAATTCCATTTAAATGATCAATTTCATGTTGAAGTATTATAGATTTTATTCCTATAAATTTTTCTTCGTGTAAATTTGTATTTTCATCATACCATTTAACAGTTATTCCTATAGGTCTAGAAACTTTTCCTGAAATTCCAGGAAAACTTAGACATCCTTCTTCTGTTTTGTATAAATATCCAAAATGCTTAATAATTTTAGGATTTATAAAAACTTCTTTAAATTTTTCATCCTCAAGATTTTCATCTACAACTATTATATTTTTATTAATACCAATCTGAGGCGCTGCTAATCCCACTCCATTTGCGTTATACATAGTTTCAAACATATCAAATACTATAGAAGATGCATCTTCATTTTCTAAATCTATATCTTCAGATTTCTTTCTTAATACTTCTTCACCATATAAATAAATAGGTTTGATCATAATTTTTTATTATTTATGAATTTATTAAATTGTTCTGGTGAATTTTTAATCTTTTTAAATTCTTTATATAATTTACTTTGTTTAATCATCTGTTTAATCCAATATTCTGGTAAAAAGATTGGAGAAATTAGCCATATAAAAAATGAACGTATAAGCCAAGTTGGATATATACATATTTTTCCTAATTTTGTATAAAGACTCCAATCTTCATATATATAATTTACATATACAAAAAGTAAAAAATTAAAAAATCTTTCTTTCATAATATTCATCAATATAATTTTCTATTTCTGTTATAATTTTTTTAAATTCATCTTTACTAAAAATATATAATTCTGTTCTATATTCTATGTCTTCTAAATGAGAATCTTCTTTCTTTTCAATTAAATCATCTTTCTCATCTAATATGTAATTTGCTAAATAATGTGCACTTTCAGTTCTAAATTGTTTCTCATATTCATTAAACTCTAAAACGCTTTTTGATGTTTTTAGTATTTCTAATATTTCTCTACTATATGCAGATGAATGTCTAAATAATACTTTTTTAAGATCTAATTTCTCAAAAAGTTTTTTAATGTCTATTTTATTTTTTGGATATTTCACTTTTAATAAATTTAGTAGAGATAGAAGGATTCGAACCCTCACCAATTGAGCCGAAATCAATTATGCTATCCATTACACTATATCTCCATCCGTTTATATTTATTAATAATTACCAAATAGCGTCCATCCTATAGTAAATTCCCATGTCCATGCATCACCATAATTACACCATCCATATCCAAAACCTAATTTACAATGAGTTGTTTTATATGTTCCTTTATATCCTGCCATTACAATAGTCATAGGTGATATAACATCATCAGTCCATACACCACTATTATATGACGTTTGTTCTCTATATCCTGCCGTTGCAACTCCTATAGTTGCGTAATAAGCAGAATTATCCCAATTTCCACCATAATAAGTTAATGCACCAGAAAATGATGATATTCTTTCATTTGATCCAGGCATTACAGTTGGAAACCATCCACCTGATATTGCCATAGATCCAAATTGATATTCTGCTCCAATTGCACCGTTTACCCAAGAATATCCTCCATAAACAGAAAATGCGCTAGATTGTGAATATGATAATAAAGAGAAGGATAAAATAAACGCTATTAATAACAATAACTTTTTCATATTTTTATTTTTTAATATTCTTTCTGAAATTTTCTATAGATTCAATTTCTTTTTTCAATATTTGACCACTATTTTCAATAACTAAATATCCTGTATCTATTGATTTTCCAGTCCATTTACAATATGCATCAACATGTGAACATTCTATTAAATTAATATATCCATAATCCCAATAATAATAAGTTGCATCTTCCCATTCCATATAAACATCTGCTCTTCCTGCTGCTTTATCATAATAACTTTTAGTATTATAAAATACTCCTGAGGAATATGATCCATTAGCCCAATCTACTTCAATATAACATCCATCCCATGCCCATGAAGGACCATTATCATGAAATGTTACATCTCCTGTATGATATAATTCACAATCTGGAGTCAAACATCCTGTAGTTCCAATAATCACTGATATTATAATAGCAGAAATTATTAATCCAATTTTTTTAATAAAATTTTTTCTTTTCATAATATGTTAATTTAATAATAAATAATTTAATTTTAATTTTATATAATGTTTTCAATATAATGTTTTAATATATCTTATTTTATTTTTTGTTTTTATGTTCTTCTCTTTTAATTTTCCCCCATTTATTTTTAGCAAATATATATTGTACATTTCCTTTTACTGCAAACCATGCAGTTAATACATAAAGAAATGGTTCTATAATCGACAAGCCTATTAATTTAAATACATCACGTTTCTTTCTATATTTATGAAATGTAAGTTCTTCATAAAGTATTGCCCATGTTGATAAAAATATTGAAAATGAATAAACAAATATAGTTAATATTAAGAAAAATGGCCAGTTAATTGAATTAGTAATAATTAAAAAAACTGTAAACAATATTCCAAATAACGCTATAATAGGAGCAATCCATTCAAAAATAAGCCAAAACGGATAGCCTAACATTCCAAGTTTTCCATATCTTGGATTAAACATCATTCTTCTATATTTAGCCAAACAATCTACTAATCCGCGTGTCCAACGTGTTCTTTGAGCACTTAATGATTTAAAATCTGAAGGAACTTGAGTCCAACAAAGAGGATCAGGAATATATGTTACAATATATTTTCTTTTATTTTCTGCCATATGTGCTCTCATTTTAAGAACCATATCCATATCTTCGCCTATAGATTTAACTTCAAATCCACCACATTCAACCATAGTTTTTCTATCGAACATTCCCATCGCTCCTGATATCAGCATCAAACCATCAAGTTCACTCCATGCCATACGACCTAACAGAAATGCTCGAGTGTATTCAAGTACTTGAAGTTTAGGAAGAAATTTGCTTGGAAGATTAATCACTTTAATACGACCATTTTCAATATTACAAGAATTTGCGATACGAATAACTCCACCAGTTCCAATAACTTTTCGTTTCTTTTCTTCTAAAAATGGCTTAACAAGTTTAACTATAGAATCTGGCTCAATAACAGAATCTGCATCTATGGTTATGACGAGATCATTTTTAACAACGTTAAGTGCTGCGTTTAACGCATCAGATTTACTTTTTTGATTAACTTTATCGATAACAGTTATTTGTTTATATTCTGGTAAATCTGATTTGTATATTCCTCTAATTTTTCCACAGGGAATAATATAATCAAAATAATAGTTAACTTTCTTAAGCTTAAATGTATCTTTCATTAACTTAAACGTATCATCTATAGATCCATCATTAACTACTACTGCTTCAAAATTAGAATAATGTAATCCAATTAATGTTTTAACAGTATCAATAATTGTTTTTTCTTCATTATATGCAGGAACAATAATTGTTACAGGAGGAGATAATGATGATGTTGCAACATCATCATAATTTACATAACTATTTTTTCGAGTATATTTTCTTAATGAAATAGAAGAATATAATCCAAGTGCTATATATGATAGCATTATAGCTAATGCAAAAAAGAATATAAAATTTAATAAAAAAGTCATATCTAAAAGTTTTATGGAATTCTACGATCTTTAACGTGTTTTATAATAATATTGTAATCTTTATAATCAGATGTTAACATTTTCTTAAGAGCAGCATTTCCTTTTCTTCCAACTTCACGAATTGCTTTTGCTGCTTCTATTTGTAAATCTGCTGAGTCTTCACTATCAATAACCATTTGAAGAAAATTAATATAACGATAATTTTTAATTTTTCTAAGAGATTTTAAAATCTCTAATTTATTATCAAATATTTCATTTTTATATGACAATTTTAAGAAATTACCTCCTTCTTTAAAATCTCCTAAAATTTGAATTGCAAGTTTTCTAATATTTTCGTTTTTATGAGATAATAATAATATTACGTTTTCTACATTATCAATTTGTTTAAATTCTCGAATCATACGTAAGCAAAACATTACTACTGTATCATTTTTTGAAGATATCCATTCGCCAAAATCTGGAATTTCAATATTTCTTTGAACTAATATATTATGAAGCGTAATTTGTTCCCATAATGAAAATGGTGTAGTTAGTTTATGCAGAAAATCAAATGCGTCTACATCAGATTCTTCTTTTGATAAATCTACTAATGCAATTTGTGCTTCTATTCTTACTAAATCATTTCGAGAATTTATGTATTTATAAAGAACATTATTTTTTTCTGTAATGTTCATAGCATATAGTTCTTTAAATCCTTTAATTTTTTTATGCCATTTTAAGCTATAAATCTTTTTAAATGTTCTTTTATGAAGATTTAAATTATAATACAGTTTTTTTAAATTTTCGCTATTTAATCCTGATAAGTTAAGATTAAGATCACAAATTTGATTAATTAATAATTGCTTTCTAAATTTACCTTTAGATATTCTTTTAAGATATTCAAAATATTCTTTTTCAGGATATCTAAATTCATTGTCTGGTTTAGTCATATCTGTAAGATAATTCATAAGAGTATCTTGAATTGTAGGCAAAAACTTTTCTTTAATTTTATCTCTTCGTTCTAATTTTTTTCTATTACCAAATATAAAAATAGATAGTATTAACATTAAACCTATTGATAAAATAATTGATACAATAAGAAAAGCAATAAGTTGAAAATAATATTCTCCAATATATATTTCAAACGTCCAAAGATTAACTTGTTGATTTACAGTAAGAGCTTGAAACGCAAATCCTACTATTAATAATATTATGAATAATATTAATATGCTTATAATTCTTTTCATAATTTATTTTTTAAACATATAAAATGTAATTGACAATCCTCCTACAAATCTATCTCTCCATAATTCTGGATAATATTCTTCAGAAGAATATCCTATACTACCTCTTACTTGATAATGATGTTCTTTATCAATAAAGGATGTTACACTTAATTTAAATGTATGAGCATTTAATAAATGATATGAAATCCAAGGTTCATCTTGAGCTGCGCCTGTCATTAAAGTTAATTGTACATAATTAACATCGTTCCAAAAATATCTAGAATTAAGTTGATAGCCAAATTTAGTTTTAGGCTCTTTAAAATAAATAAAAGTTCTTCCTTCTAACCATAAATTATTATGATATTTTTCTATACCGGCAGTTAAAGTAAATAAATTTTTATTAAAATAAAAATATCTCAGTCCAATAGATGCTCTAAATCCTGAAGAACCCATATCTTGCCATACTCTTGTCATTAATCTATGAGTAGGAAAATGAATATATTTTGAATAGGCGTAATTTACCCAATAATTAGTATTATCATTTATTTTATGATAAAAATCTAATTCTAATTGATTTTCATAAAATTTATTATCTTCAGTAGATGTTTTATGATGTAAATAACCTGCATTAATTAATACAATTAATGATGTTTTTTCACCTTTATAACCAGCTCCAATTGGATAAACTAATAAATTATGTAAGTAAGGTTCATCAAAAAAATCTATATTACTGCCTACAGTAAATAAAGGACTAATAGAAGATTTATCTTGTGATATTACATTTAAAGAAATAAATATCGCAAGAATTATAAACAAAATCTTTTTCATATTATTGTAAATTTGTTAATATGTTCTTTGTTACTCTTTGTTATTTATGTTTATATTATAGTATACGGTTTTTTAAAATGTTCTTTACTAGAAATACTAGCTATTTCTAAATCATATTTTTTAAAATCTTGAAATTTTTTCCTGTCTTCGTCCATTCTTGTTAATATTTTTTCATATGGCCATCCTCTTTCATACATTCTTTTCAATCTACTTTCTAAAGGTGTGTTTACATAAATAATTAAACAATCATTTATATCTTTAAGTTTAATCTTATCAACGCCATCAGTTTCCATTATAAAAATATCGCATGCTCTCCATTCTTCTATACCAGTTCCATAATAATTATCATCATATTTCACCCATTCATAAAATAGGTTTTTTGACATTCTATTTTCAAATTCTTCTCTACTGATAAAATTATAATCTTCTCCATCTACTTCACCATCTCTCTTTTTACGAGATGTATATGAAACATCAGATTTATATCCTTTTTGTATGAATTTTTCTCTAATATAATTTTTTCCTGAACATGTAGGACCTACAAGGATAATTCTTTTATGATTTTTCATTATTTTAAGGTAAAATAGTTATATAATAACCAAATGCTGCATTTCTTTCTTTTTCTGATGAATATTCTCTAATAATGTCTTCTTCAGAATTAGAAAATAATATACAGAATTTATCATTAGACTTCTTACATTTTCTAATATTAGAAAATTTAGATGCATTAATCAATTCATCTAAATATTTATCGTATACCCATTTTATTTCTGTATTTTGCATAATTAATTTACTTTAAATAACGCATAATGTATTGAACCTTCAAATGAAAATGTACATCCATATTCACCTATAGCTATTCCCATTCCTGCTTTTGTCATAATTCTATTATTAGCAATATCCTTTAATCTCATTTTAGCTCCTCCTAATATAAATATTGCGGGATAAAAGGTTATATCGTCATTATCATAATATCCATAAAGATAAAGATATCTATCTTCAACATAAGGAAATCCTTTATGTGAATATCCTATAGTTAGATACGGACTTGATTTAAAATATTCAGGCATTGGATAATAAAAGGTTAATGATGTTACAGATGAATGTACTCCTTTAATCATCATAGGTCTCCATGCTTCTGCAATAGAAAACGCGCCTACTTTAAATTCTGCACCTAAAATTCCGTTTATATCAGAACCTCTTGCATGAATATTAAATTCTATAGGAACTTGTGAATTTCCAATTAAACTTAAAAATAAAAAACTTAATAATATTAATAATTTTTTCATAAGTGTATGTTTAATATACTAATATAATAAAAATATTTGACATATAGAAATATTATCTGTTAAAGAATTGTTAAAGATTATCTACTATATTTAATGCAAAAATGTTACGTCTCCAACTTTAACAAAAAACTCCCCATTTGCATATCTTCCTTCAACTCTCCATACATAAACTCCTTGTTGCGCAAGTTTACCATCATGCCAATATCCATCCCATCCTTTATATAAATCGTTGCTTTCATAAACAAGCACTCCCCATCTATTAAAGATTTGTAATTTATAATCTTCTATGTTTCTAAAATGAGGACGAAAAACATAATCCATATCAGGATTCGCTTCTTCTTCCCAATATCCTCCTGTAGGTCCTTCTCCATTCCATTTAAATGCATTAGAAAATTGAATATCTCCTTCTTTAAAATCTACAATAATTGGTGTTTCTAATGTTAGTGAATCTATGCATCCATCCACAGAAGTTACAATTAATTTAACTATATACGTTCCTGGTTCTTCATATTGATGATACGGTTCTTCATCTATTGATGAAGTACCATCTCCAAAATCCCATAAATATGTAAAGCCATATTGAGTATAGTTATAAAATCGTACTATTTGATCATTATTAATAATATTTGTAGGATACGCATTAAATGCTACAATAGGATTTTGATAAACACTAATTACACCACTATAAATATCGCTTCCAGATATATTTGTTACTGTTAATGTTACAAGATATTCTCCAGGAATATAATATGTATATTCAGGATTTTTTTCATTAGAATATTCTCCAGTTCCAAAATCCCATAAATAAGTTTCTGCATATTCACTTAAATTTTCAAATTGAACTGTTAATGGTGTACAACCAGATGTATCTGGTTTCCAATTTGCAATTGGAGCTGGAGGCAACATTACTTCAACCAAAATTGAATCTAAATTATCACATCCAAATCTATCCGTTAATGTTTCATATATAATTGTATGTATACCTATTCCGGCAACCGCTGGATCAAAAATATCTCCACTTACTCCAGGACCTGACCATGTTCCTCCTTCAGGTGTTGCGTATAAAGTAACGGGAGATTCGTTTAAATATATGATTCCTATTGGTATAATATTAACTTCAGGAATTGGCATTACAGTTATAATAATACTATCTCTATCATTACATCCTGGATTATTAAGATCATATGATATTAAATGATCTCCTACTCCTGCTAATTCAGGATAAAACATATCTTCAATAACTCCAGTGCCAGACCATATTCCACCTATATCATGTGCAGTTAATTGAACTGGCGGACTATCTACACATAAAGTATCAACAGGATCTATAGTTGCATTTGGTACAGCTACAGTTATTATTGTCTGATCTATATTATAACATCCATCCCATTCAACTTCATATGTTATTGTATAATTTCCAGGTCCAATTGATGGATCAAATGTGTTTCCAATAACTCCAAAACCAGACCATACGCCTCCTGTATCAACTGCAACTAATGTAACTAAAGGATCAGTGTCACATAAAACACCTACAGGCATTATAGTTGCATCTGGAACAGGTTTAACGACTACTAATGCAGTATCACTATCACTACATCCATTTGCACTTGTTACGTTATATTCTATTAAATGAGTTCCAGCACCTGAAACTGTTGGATCAAAAATATTTCCTGTTATGCTATTTCCTGTCCAGGTTCCTCCTGATGTAGCTGCACTTAAAGTAACTGGTGGATCATTTTCACACATTTCCGGAACTGGTGTTATTGTTGCGTCAGGATAAGGCACAATTAATATTATTGCTGTCGTTTCCACTGGAGGATGGTCTCCATTTTCATGATCTCTTGGTCCTCCAGGAATATTTGGATCATCATAAGGATTACAGTAATTCCAATTTCGGAGAGTTACCTCAAAATACTCACCTATTTGTTTATCATTAGCAACATTAATTACATCAGACCAAACACCTGAACCTGTAACTGGACCCGGCAATGTAATCACTCCATCTATAAATGGGAAAGTTCTATTTCTACTCCCAATAGTTACAGGTGTTCCTGTCATTGTAATATCTGTTCCATATATCCATTGAATCCATCGAGTTCCTACATTTGGATTATCTCTTTCTTGGGGTGGCACACAGTTAAATTGTGTTAAATCTTGAAATCTTACATTAGCTGCATCACCAAAACAAATAGGCCAAATTTCAGGATTAATGTGCATTTCACCGCCATTATGATCGTCATCATCCCATACTGTTACTATTTGTTCCTGAGATGATGAAGTGCATATTACTCCATTAACTACTAGAGTTGCTCGTGGATGATAATTACAAACACCTGCTCTAGATATATAAGTATGTGTTGCAGATGCTGTAAAAACTCCATCTGATGTCTCTGTTGCAACTACTCTTTCTGAATCTCCATCATCCCAATCAAAATCTATGTGAACTGGAGTATCTGCATCATTAACACCTGTATATGTTACTTCCCAAACAACATTTACAGGTGCACACAATCTATCAGGAGTAATATCATTAGCCTTCGAAAGAATAGTACAATCTTGCGAAAATATATTACTTAATAATATAAAGAAAATAGATATTAATAGCGATATTTTTTTCATTATAATTCTTGAAATTTAGTCATTTGAATTGGAACTACACCATCAAATTTAACTTTATACAAATACCATTTAGGATATTTTTTCCTTATTTCTTCTGTTACTTCTTCTAAATGAAACGCATTTTTCCATATCTCACTATCATTAAGATGTGAGTTCATTTTTTCATCTTTAATAGGACTAAGAATTGTTTCTACAATCATAAAATATATTTTTAAAAATTATTCAAATATAGATTTAGGACATATTACTCTATAATCTTTTGTTACTGCAAATTCAAAACATTCACCATTTTTTGTTTTAACTAAAATAAAATATCCACAGATACTATCATCAGTTTGATAATTAATCGTTTGATAATTATCTAATTGATATTTATAATAATTTACTCTATTACAATCTTCAGCATGTTTAAAAATACTACTAATAAGTGTTGAATCAGTATGATATTCTGAAAAATTCATAGTTCTTTTAAGAGAATCTCTTTCTCTTTTAGATTGAATTATAACATCTCTTAAAGAACTAATATACAATTCATGTATTTTAACATACTCAGTAATTTGACCTTGATAAATTGTATCTGTTATTTCAATGTTTTCAATTTTTTGAGAAAGACATTTTTGGCATGTCATACTAGCTAGCATTTTTTCTTTAGGAGAATCTGGAGCAGTTCTACAAGCAGTTAAGCCTAATAAAAGTGAAAATAATAATATTACTATTGCTTTCATGATAATTAATTAAATTTAAAGATATGTTTATATTATATTTATATTATAAATTGTTTATTGTGTTTTAATTTTTTTATCTTTTTTTAGAAGATTAATAAACCATTTTAAAAAATGTAATAATAATTCTCCTGTAAAATAAATAATTGCTACACATAAAGAAACAATAATTATTACAGGTAATGATAATAATAAACTTAAAGCACCAATTATTGAATGAGAAAAAATAACTACTAATATAATGACAAGTAATACTATACTTAATATTATTAAATATTTAAATCCTAAATCAAGTTCTTTTTTATTTATTTTATCATTATTTTTTCCCATCGTTTTTCTGTATTTAATTTAAAACTAGCAATATATTTTTTATTCCATTCATTAGGAGCTATAAGTGATAAGAATTCTTCATCTTGAGAATTAAGATATAAATGATAAACATGTCCTATTACTGGTTGAAAATTGAATTTACTTGAATAAACTCTTCTATTTATATTATAATCATCTAAAAGACTGTCGTAATCTTCTTTTATTTCTGCTAATTTAGTAGTATAATAATTATCTAGTTCTTGTAAGCCTTTTTCAATAAAGGGTTTAGTATCAATTACAATTATTTTTTGATCTCCTATTTGAACTGGATATGTTAATTTATTTTTATCTTCCAAATTTGCCATATAAAAATTATATGTATTAACTTCTTATAGTTTTAGAAATTAATATAACATTTAATACCATAATAAGTTGTTTTAAACTTCTTTCTGAAGGTTTCTTTAAAAACTTAGTAAATAAGTATTTAACTGGTGTTAGATTATTTTTCATAATTTTTTGTATTTATTTGCGGAGAGAGCGGGTAACGATCCCGCTTGGGTTTAACCCCAGCCTTAGTAATTACCACTGAATACATTCTTGAAGAGAGTAGGATAATCGAAACCCAAACGATATTAACGTTCCCTTCGCTTAGCAGGCGAGGACACTACCTTAGTGCTTTACTCTCTATATATTTATTAAAACTACTATATTATCACTCTATCATCTCTGCTATTAGTAAAGGCGGAGAAAGGAGGTGTCGATCCCCATACCCGAAGGTACCAGCAGTTTTCAAGACTGTGTTGCAGGCCGCTGCAATTCTCTCTCCGTATTGGAGCCGATGGGGAGACTCGAACTCCCGTGTCCTTTCGGAGCCGGTTTACAAAACCGGTGCTGTCGCCACTGAGCCACATCGGCAGATTTAGTCGAGATACCGGGACTCGAACCCAGATTACATGGATATAAGCCATGCGTCCTTACCATTAAACGATATCTCGTGAGAGCGTCCTCCTGGATTTGAACCAGGACCTTCATGCAATACTAAGCATACTGTTCTAAGAAGAGATGTCGCACTGAGAATGGTACCAAGTTTCTCTCCCTTCAGCTTAAACTACGGACGCATTAAAATAATACGAGCTTAACCAGGATTCTGTTTCGATCTATCATTTATCTAAGCCTCTACCTTGTTATCATTGGCCAGCTCACCGCCTAAACTGTTTTGAGTTGCATACTCGGCAGTACAAGCGATAGTTTCGGGTCTTTCGAGGTTCCTGGTTTGATAAACATAATACGAACCTTTTTTAATAATTGCTTATCCTAACAGCTTTAACTTACTATCTCCTGCCTTAAGCTGATATGTCCTGAGTTTCCTCTTACTTATGTAAGCGATAGATTCTCTATATTATTTTATTTGAAAGAACAATAACTTCTTTAACTTCTCCTGAGATAGATCTCCATGCATTTTTACTAAAATCAAAATATCTAAGATTTTTGTATTCTGTATTAGATGTACTACTATCTTTAGGCCTTAAATTTTCAGGAATCAATTCCATCTTAAGTGTTCCTATAGCACCTCTTTTTGTACCATCCCTTTTTTGATATTCAAAAATTACTTTGCCATTTCTTAATTTTTCATATAATTCTTCTTTTTTTACTGTAATCATAATAGATAACGTTTATATAATTAGTATTCTTTATTTAATACAAATATAATCATTTTTTCTGAAATAAAAAAATTTTTTAATTATTATTTTCAAAGAACGTATAAAAAAAGAGGGAGTTTTTTATGCTCCCTCTGAATCACTATTTTTATTTAGTTTAATAATATATGAGGAAGCATACTTATCCTGAACCTGTTATTGAACTGGTTGATACGGACGTTGATATATAATTTATGCCTTTCATATATATTATATATTTAATTTAAGATAAAGTTTTAAATAACTTAATGCACTAATATTGCTTTTTTATATATTTTATTAACTTTTTAATATCTTTATCGGCATCATCTCCAAATAATCCTAAATTTTTTTCTAAAAATTTTTCTCTACTTTCTTTATATTTTTCAGGTGTTAAAAATGAATATTCTTTTTTAAGTAATTTTTCATTTTTAAGTAATTCATTATATCCTCTTTTAAATCCTGCATTATCTGCATCCCAAAATATTCTTTCTAATTTATCTATAGGCCTTCTTCTATACTTTGTAGTTTCTATTAAATCGGTAACCTTTTCAATTAATTTTGCATCTTTAATCTTTAATGAATTAATAAAAACTTCTTTTGATTTATCTTCATTATTTTTTAACTTAGGATTATATACTACATCATGATAAAATGCTGCTAGTAATAACACATGTTTATCATATACATTTAATTCTTTAAAATAAATATTATTTTCAATATCTTGAATAATTTGAGTTAAATGACTTGTATTATGATAAAAACGATGTTTCTCTTTCCATTTATAAACCAATTCTTCTAAGCCTTTTTCATGAATGTATTGACTTAATATATTTTTAAAATGATTAAAAGGTAACATAAAAATTATATTAATTATTTACCAAAGACTTTATTTTGACAATCTTGACAGAGACCACTTATTCTATATTCTCTTCTTGATAATTCATCCTGAAAATCGTCCATATTAATTTCTTTATTACAAAAGGGGCAACGATTTTTTTCTACATTTTCAATTTCTTTTTCGAAACCTAAATTTTTTAGATTTTTCTTTACATTTTCTCTCATGATCGTTATATTTTATTTCATTTTACCTTTTAAACTTGCGATTCTTCCTTCAATACGTTTTTGTAATTTAGGATTTTTTTCATTATTAAGCCATTGTCTTTCTAGACTTTTAAGTCTTTTTTCATCACTTTTGTTTGCCATTTTTTAATTCCTCTAATTTAATTTCAAAATATATAATCATACGTTTATTTGTACCTTCTTTTTTAAGAAAAGCCAATATCTTTTCGATGTCTTCTATAGTGTATTTTGCGACCCCATATTCTAAATTTTTTAATATATATCTTTATCCTTTATAATTTTATAATAAATTAATACTGATATACATCCGATTATTACATATGCTATCATTCCTATTGAACCTGAAATTGCTATTGTATTAATATTCATATCTAATTTATAAAAGGCAAATAATACCCATATTATATACAATAATACTGATGACATCCATATTTTATCTCCAGTTGTTAATTTTTTCATGTTTTTATTTTAATCCCATTCTAAAAAATTTAAATCTCTATTTTCTAATCCACAAACTAATGCGTTAAGAATATCACAGTGATATGATATAATTCCTTCTTCTTTAAGCATACATGTATTTCCTTGTAATGCTGAATAATATTTGTCCATATTAATTCCTACTATTTTACTTAGTAAATTTTTTTCTTCATTTTCAAGAAATCCTTCTTTGTATTTTGTAGGATATTCGTAAACTATATTTTCTAGTTCACTATATTGCGCTTTACTTAATTTCATTATTGTATATTATTATAGAATAAATATAATTAAAATATTTAATATTAAAAAAATATATCTGTTAAAATTTTGTTAAATATTATGCTTGATTACAGTGCTTAAATAAGTATTTTAAAAACGCAAAAGGTTTTTGAGTTTTTAAATAATCTTCATTATTCTCATTCATATTTGCTTCACATTCAAAGCATATATCTTTATAAGCACTTGGATATGGAGGAAGAATAAGTTTAATCATCCATTCTAAATAATACCAAATATAAAAGAATAAAAATGGAAATATAAGAAAACTTAACATCCACCATGAAAATGAATTGGTTGCAAAGATTATAATAGCTGCAATAGTTGTTAAGATTAATCCTGTAATAAACAGAGTTATTTGTTGATGCCAATGAATAGATTCATGAGTTATTAGTTTTTTCCATTTATCTGGATAAAGATCTTTCCAAAACATATATTTTTCATTAATATAAATTGCAAAAGGAAATATAGTTATTCCAAGTGCCCAACCTATAGTTAAAATTTTAACTAATAGGTTCATTTTTTTGATCTTAGGTTTACACATGTTGATATTTATTTTGGAGCAGGTAAAGAGAATCGAACTCTCGTATCCAGAGTGGAAGTCTGGCGCTTTGCCACTAAGCTATACCTGCCTAATTTCTACCAGGCTATTATTTTATAATCAATATACGGAAATTTAGTTCTAAATGCATTTTCTTTTAATTTTGTTTCTTCTAATTCTGCATTCCATTTATTTTTTATTTCTCTAATCTGATTATCTTCTACTAAAAAATCAGGTTGATAAGTTCTTTCAATGCCCTGTTTATCTTTATATTTTACTTTAAATTCTTTTGGTTCATATGTAAACTTAGAAATTAATTCATTTTCATTTATTTTATCAACAAATATTTTTTCATAACTTGATCTAACAGCAAATATTTTATTTCCTGTATGTTTTTTCGAAAAAACTTTTATATTTTTAGTATTTTTGGGACTTTTTCCATACATTCCATTTTTATTTCCAGCGTTTTTTCCTTTACAGCTTTTACTAATTTTTGTCCTATATTCTATGGAAGAATGTAAACATTTACTACATAAATTAGTTTTTCTTTTTCTTGATAATTCCTTTCCACAATTATTACAATAATATTTTTTCTTATTTATTTTAGTATTACCTTTTGCTATTTTTCTTTTTGTTTCTTCTGATCTCGGCCCTCTGTTATTAGCACAAGATCTTGAACAATAATATTTTTCCTTTTTTGGTTTATCTGTATTATATTCTTTTATAGAAATTTCTTTTTTACAAATATGACAACTAACTATAAATTCTTTCCATTTATTTTTATTAGTTTCTTTTATTTTTTGTATTCTTTTCTCTCTATTAGGATTTTTAATACAATTTGTTAAATGTGCTCCAAAACTTCTTCCGCTTGGATAATTTCTATTACAAAATGGGCATTTTCTCATTAGTTCTTTTTATTTATATATTTAAAGCGAATCGATAAAATCGAACTAATTTTTTTAGAGCGCTATTCCGAATTCGAATCGGAGCCTGAACACTGGCAATGTCCTATGCTACCACTAACACCAATAGCGCGTTATAGAAGTAAAAAACAGTGCATCGGCCGCAGGACGACTTCATTCACTCCGCCGACTTATCCTTATAGGAGAACAGTCTTACAAGTTTAAAACTATGCTGCGCACTGAAATTATTACTTCTGTATATTATATATCCTTTTTCCATTTTTGTTTCATTGTAGATCTTGGAACTATTGTACTCATTTCTTCCCACCAATTATGCCATTTATTTTTTGGATGTTGATGATAATCTTTTTTCCATTTTCCAGATGCTTTAATCTTTTTTATTCTTCCATAGGGTCTCATATTTTTAAGATTTAGTACCCCGGGCGGGAGTCGAACCCACAACCTACGGATTAGAAGTCCGTTGCTCTATCCATTAAGCTACCGGGGCAAATTAGTACTATTCATAATCTCCGTATTTTATTTCTTCATCAACCACACATCCACATATTTCACAATAATAAGTAGTTATATATTGGGTCTTATTTAAATATCCGCCAGGTACTATGTGTTCATGTTTTTTTATTTTTTTATGATCACAAAGTTTAAAAAGCTTCCTTACAGTGTCTGTTATATCTTTATCATTTTTACTTCTTTCTCTTTTAAGCTTTTCAAGTTGTTGAGATAGTACTTTAATTTGTTTTTCTTTTGATACCTTTTCTTCAGGTTCTTTAGTGTTTTTCTTTTCTATAAGAGGATATTCTTTTTTATTAGGATCGATTACATCCTCGTAATGGTGATGTGACATAATAATATAGTTTTAAATTAATAATAGTACGCCTGAAAGGATTCGAACCCTCAACCTTAGCATCCGTAGTGCTATGCTCTAATCCAATTGAGCTACAGGCGCATAAATCTTATAACCTAACTTACGATTTATTTTACGTTGGTCTGCCCTTACCAGACTGCTTCACTTGGCAACGGATTATAAGATTTAAGTGGGGTGTCTGATCGGGATCGAACCGACGACCTCCTGATCCACAGTCAGGTGCTCTTCCTACTGAGCTACAGACACCATGTTATTCTTTCTTTAAGAATTTTATTTTAATCTCTTTTCCTGTTTCTTTTGATTTTATATAAATGAATGCTTCTTCTTTTCCTATACTTTCATAAACTGAACTATTTTCCATATTAATAATAACTTCGCTATCTAATTCTACAGCAGCTTTAATTTTGTCATTTATCTTTAATTCCATGATATAGATTTTCTATAATTTTTACATACATTAGAACCACATTTACAGTTAAATCTTTTACACCATATAATCGTATCAAATTCTACAGGTCCATAATTTAAAGAATGAATAATTTCTGGTTCTTTTAGATTTTTAATTACATGTACGTTATTTTTACTACACTCTATAAATTGTTCTCTATATGTTTTCATTTAATTACATATTTTATATTATATTTATTAATAACAAAAAGATTCAGTACCGAGGATCGGGGTCGAACCGACAACCTCAGGCGTATGAAACCTGCGCTCTGGCCAGTTAAGCTACCTCGGTGTTGGAAGCGCAGCCAGGAGTTGAACCTGGAGCTTTGGCTTATGAGACCAACGAGTTACCAATTACTCTACTGCGCAATATTAGTGGGCGATACTGGATTCGAACCAGTGACTTCTACCTTGTAAGGGTAGCACTCTGAACCAACTGAGTTAATCGCCCATATAGTCGGCTCGGTGAGAATCGAACTCACATGTAACCAAGTAACCTTTCAACCGGATATCAGCCGGAGGGTATACGAGCCGTGTTCTGTAGCTGGTACTAGCGTGCAGTATCTGCAGTTTGCACATTTTCCCATTTATACGCCGGTATTTCACGACGGCCACTTTTATTTCCAAGAATATTGTTTATATGTAATATTACAACTTTTATATTCTTCTATAATACCTAATTTTTGTAATTCAGGACCACTTATTATTTTTAGATCTAAAGGAAATTGATCCCATTTTGAAAAATCTTTTTTAGTAGGATATCCTTTTATTTCTACATATTTTTTTTCATCTATAAGATAAAAATCAGGAGTATAAAAACTATTTCTTTTTTCAAAAATATATGGAAATTTTTCGTTAGGCCTTCTCCAATTTATGCCCTCTTTATCTAAATATTTAGCATATTCTAATTCCCATTTTCCATGAAACTTTTCACCTTTATATTCATGTATTCTTGATTTAGAAAAAGATAAATGCCATTCATTATTTTTTACTTTTTTTCTAATAGTCTTAGAAATTTTTTCTCTATTCTCTGGATTAAATGAAGGATTATTTATTTTTAATTTTTCCGATATTTTTTTACATGTTTCTTCTCTTTTAGGATTATTCTTACACCAAACTACATGTCCACCTAATTTAACTCCCGTAGGAAATTGTTTTCCACAATATTTACATTTATGCATAGCAGTTGTCTTTATTTATATATCTTAAGACAACTGCTATAAAAAATGACTTAATGTAAAATTTGCGTACCCCCCGAGACTCGAACTCGGAATAAAGGATTAACAGTCCCACGTGATACCTATTTCACCAGAGGTACAATAAAAGATATACAAATAAAATGATTTTAATATTCGTCAGATTCACGTTCAACTAACGCATCAACACTTTCAGGTAATAAATACAATTCATCGATATCAACAGGATAAGGATTAAGAGCCTGATACATATCATCTATTTCATCTTTACTATGCAAGTCTCCTACAGGTTGTGGAGTTGCATCATAAGACCAATAAAATTGTTTTGGCTCTCCTCTTTCATCAAAAATTATGCATAAACTAGTTAAGTCTAAAATATCATCACTAATATCATTTTTTGAATGTAAATCAAAAAATACTTCTGTTAATCCTTCTTCTATTTCATCTTCTGTATATACTCCATCATATACTGCATATAAATCAGGACTAATTTCATCATTTATTGTATCTTCAAAATAATTAGCGACATCATTAATTTGATCTTCGCTTAAACTTTCATTAACTAGTTTTGCTTTCATGATAAATAGATTTTTATTTATATATCTTTATTTAAAATTAAATCTGAGAAATTTGAGAGGAGACAATATCAAAAGCAAAATGACGCTTTAGATAGGAATCGAACCTATTCTATAACCGAAGTAACTCCAACTCTTACTACAGATTTGCGGGCGCCACGGGGGTCGAACCCGCAATCGCTGAAGTGACAGTCCAGCATGTTACCAACAACACCTCACGCCCATAAAAAATAAAGGCTGGAGGCGCGCTCACCTTTCAGCTACCCTTGGACCCTCCTAATTTAATAGACAGTTCTAACCTTTTGTGCTCCCGGTGGGACTCGAACCCACAACTCCCTGATTAAGAATCAGGTACTCTGCGCAATTGAGCTACGAGAGCAAGTTGGCGGTCTTTGACAATCTCCTTTTAAAGAGCTGTGTTCATGGAACCGCCGAAACCATGAGTCGTGGACCGGATGGGAATCGAACCCACCCAGAAACCTTGCAAGGGTCTCTCGCCAGCCTTGGTACATTCCAGCCCATTGTTAAGTGTAGCAGGATTCTAACCTACTCCGGTGATCAAGCCAGCTTAAAGACTTTTGGTGAACTTAATCACCGAGCCATACACCCGTATCTTAAATAAATTTTATCTTTTACTCTTTTCCGGTTTTATTTTTTTTCCAACTGGGTCTTTTTCTTTTGGAGGAGATTTAACTTTATATCCATCTTTATCATCATTTGTCCAGGTTCGTTTTTCTTCTTTAATATTCATTTTCAAATTGTTTTAAGGGTATACCAAATTTTTGGTAACGGGGATCATCACCTATTATTATAAGTAAATCTAAATCATTAGTTTTAACTGCGTCTTTCATTTTATGATTCATTTTTTCAGTTACCCATCCTTTGTATTCAATATACTTATTTTCATTTACTACAAAATCAGGATAATATTTTCTAGGTTTTCCTTCTAATGTAGTGTATGGAAATCCTTTTGTATTTCTTTTCCAATTTAATTGTTTTTCATCAAGAATTTTAGCTACTTTTATTTCTTCTTTATTTAATTTCATATTTTCTCCAAGCCAATTAGTATATGAAATTTGTTTAGCTTTTCCTCCTCCTTCTCTAAAACCTCCCATTTTAGAAGTATCAGCTACCATATTATGTTTTTTACCTGTATTTTTAATTTTTGATAACTCGTGCCCGCATTTTACACTACAAGTTTTTCTATTTGTTTTATATTTTGTACCACATATTGGACAAATTTTATAAGAAATAATATAATTCTTAGATAATTTTTTTCTTACCTTTTCGTTTATTTCTTTTCGTTTAGCTTTAGTACTAAATCCTTTAGCACATTTATTTGAACAAAATCTTCCTGAAGCATAAGAACCGTCATGTTTACAACCACAATTTTCGCATTTCATAATGTTTTATTTTATATATTCATTATAAAATTTGAACTATGTATAATAGTTTTGATTAGCAGGAGTACTAGGATTCGAACCCAGATCCTCGGGGTTGGAATCCGAGATGCTACCATTACACCATACTCCTATGGAAGCAAATCAGTCTACTGAAAAAAGGAAGTAAACCTCAATGCTGCGGTACCGACCGGATTCGAACCGGCAATCTCCTCCGTGACAGGGAGGCAACATTCTCGCAAATATGCTGCGGTACCATAAGTCGAGAAAATCGAGAGAGATAACAGGCGGATTTGAACCGCATCTATTGTTCCAAATACAATTTGCTAACCACTTAGCACGAAGTAACTCATCTCTTCACTACGACTTAATTTTTAATATTTTTAAGATATTTTTAATATTGTTAAATCACCATCTTTTCCTTTTCCAATTACAAATTTAAAATGATTTAATATTGTACAACCATCAAAATCTAAATCTTCTCTATAACCTATTCCGGTTTTCATATTATAAACTAAACTTTCATCTTCTTCAAGTTTAATTTTTACTTTTTTTGTAAATGGATTATATCGAGGTTTAATACCCCAACATTTTCCACAATGGGTTTTTTCTTTAAAAACTTTTTTAACCTGTTTTACTGTTAATTTCATAATATTTTTAATTTAATAATAATATAATAAAAATATCTGACAAATAAAAATTTATTTCATAAAAAATGAGCGCCATATCGGAATCGAACCGACATCGCCTGATTGGAAGTCAGGTATAATCCGGATGTTACTCCTCCATTATACTAATGGCGCATGGTAGCGGAGGTAGGATTTTCACCTACAATTTTCAATCTTATGATAATTGACGTTGAAACTCATGTTTTTACTACATCGAAAATGAGAAAGTTAACTTGAGTGTTGTTTAACTTCTCCGCTATATTGTGACCCCGGTGAGGTTCGAACTCACGACCCCATGATTAAAAGTCATGTGCTCTGCCAACTGAGCTACGAGGTCAAATATCAACATGTCAAAGAACAATCATAAAAAAAGCGGGAAACTTTTGAGGTTTGCCCGCTTTTCCGTGAAGCTATTTATAAAAATTATTCTTCTCGGGACGCGAGCAAATGGAATCCATTAATACCTTTATTGGCATTCCAATTCACGTCTTTCATATGTCTCGCTGTGCGTATCATTTTTTGCGTTTTCTAAATTTTATTTATTTTATTATATATCAAGAGAAAAGTTTTCGTTTTTTAAACTAAATGCACTAAAAAAGAAAATTTATTCCTCCTACTCCAATAGTTATTTTTCCAAGTCCTACTAATATTGCAAAAATTGCTAATAATAAAGTTGCTACTATTATTATCCATTCTCTTTTACTATAAGTATATTTTTTCATATATTAAATTATTATAGACAAATATAAATAAAAATTTTGAAATAAAAAAATTTTAAGTGTTAAAAAATGTTAAATTATTCAGAAGGCCATATACAACGTTTATAATTTATACTTATCGATTTATCAGGATAAGATTCTGGATCATCTCTAATAATACGTAAGTATTCATTCTTTTCTTTTAGTTCTTTTATTTTCTTATCTTTCCAATCTTTTTTCCATTTCATATATTTCATAGGAATATCAAAATAATTGAACCCAGTTTTCTTTTTATAAATTTCTCTTATTTCTGTTTCTTTAATTTCCATTCTATTTTTCTTTTGCATGAATCAATAATTATTTATCTTTTTTAAATATAGGGAAAGTATAATCTGCTTCTTTTTTAGGAGGTACAAATTCTCTATGATTACAAATTTTCTTATAAAAATTATAATCATATATATTTTCTAAATTTAAGTTAATTTCTGAATCTTCAAATAAATTAAACCATATCCATGATCTATCTCCTTCAACTATAATACGACAATCATTATCTCTTTTATTAAAAATAAATCTAACAAAATAAAATCCTTTGTAATCCATCACATACTTATTCCAAACTTTATCATATGTTATAGGGATTCCCCTTTTCATTTGTCTTTCTATTTTAAAAATAAAAAATCCTTTGTCCCACCATATTTTAGATTTCAGAAAAGCATATAAAAATCCCGAAAACCATAATAAAAAATATGGAATTCCTATCCATAAAATTAATTTAAAAATAAGAAACCAATCTATACTAAAAATTAAATCTATTATTTTTTCCCAATTTATTTCTGATAAAAAATTGTCCATTAGTTAAAAGATATAAGTATTTCTATATCAGATATAATAGCTTTCTTAGAAATGAATAATTTATGTTGTTTTTCTATCGCATTTTTATATCCTTTTTCTTGTACAAGAAAAAGTTCTTCAAAAGTTACATCATTTTTATTATAACAATAAAATATTAATTCATAACCATCAAATAAAGTAGCATTAGTATTATATCTTCCTTTATTCATAATAATTATTATTAAAATGAAAAATCATAATATTCTTTCTTAACTCCAAATATAATATTAACTTTATCATATTCGTAGTGTTCTTTCGTAAGTCCTGGAATAACTGTAACAATTAATGCATCAATATATTCTCCTCCTGCATATTTATATGCTTCATGAAGTTTAGAAGAATTATCTGCAAATTCTTTGCGTACTTCGTCTGTAAAAGTTATTTGACGACTTTTTGATCTCCAAGCACCCCATTTATAATAAAGTGTTATTTTAGGACCTGTTAATTCTTTATATTCATAATCTTGAGAATCTGACATTCCTAAATTATCAGTTCTTTTAGGATCATATCTTTGAATTACACATGTTTTCTTTTCTTCATTAACTTCTAGTACTTCATAAGCATGACGATCAGTCCAATAAAGTACAGTAGCACCTTTTCCTACTACAGGAACAGATTCATTATTACTCATTAAATGATTAAAAAGAGAACCGGTTTGTGTTCCAAGTTTCATTTTATTCGCTTTCATAATACTTGTCTTTTATTGTTTTGTTATAACAAATATAATAATTTTTTCTGACAAATAAAAATTTTTTATAGATTATTTTCATCTTTTATAAAAGCATTTTTAACACGAGGATTTTTCTTAATTCCATTTATAAACTGCCAGGGATTTGTTATTCCATAAAATTCTTTTTTATAATTATTATCATAAATAACTACAACGCAGTATGTCTTTTCTTTTAATGGAACATAACCATCAAAGAATTTTTTTGGATTTGTAGAAAAGCCGTCCTTTAAAAAATCTTTATTAAACATTATTTCTTTTTTGTATTTATTTCGTATTAAATAAAAAAAGACCAAGTCGCTTAGCGTCCTG